CCTCAATCAAGTTTTCAACATCTCGTTTTAATTCTTTCCAGCCAGGTCCATCACATTTCATTTCTTTTCCTGTCCACCACTTTTTACCAAAAGGTTTCTTCTGTTGATCATAGGGATGACCAGGCGATTTCTTACCATTGATACTCCTAATGGTTTTATCTCCATCTATTCCAGAAACAGATTGTTCAATAGTCAAGATCATCGGATTAGGGCAAGTTTCTTTAATAACATCAATCTCATCATACCTTGAATGTGCTGCAAAATCAACTAACAACATGTCTAAACCTTCAGCACTTTCATAATTCTTCGACATAGCTTGTTTTAAGATATTAATCTCTTCTTTATTTAAAGAAACACTTCGCAATAAACCTTCAAATGTATCGTGCACATTAAACTGCAATATCTTTTTCCCTAGCCATAAACTTGTAATATAATCACTAATTAAACGATTACGAGAACGAATATCATCCAATTTATCACGCATTTCATTTGTAATAAAGAAATTATTCTGAGCCATTGCTTTGCTAAACGCATCTACGCTTAAAGGGTTGTATGTTTTAAGCAATTTATTAGCAACATGTTCCACTGCCACATCTATTAAATCTGATCGAATATAAGGCATATGTATACAATTCTTGGCTAAACCTTCCATCAAAGGGTCACGTTTTATACCTCCTTTAGCTAACCAAACTTGATAATCTCCATATGAACACTCACGTGCCTCCTCACCGCGCATTTGAAACATAACCTTTCCTTTATGTTCAAACAATCGACAAGAATCAGGATTTTCATAGATCGTTCTCATAACTGCAGGTGCTTTCTTCACTGCTATGGGATAAGTCTTACCAGTTTTCTTCTCATAAGCAGATTGTAAAGCTTGTAAATGTATTTGTATATGACTTGGAACCAAGATAGTTTTCATAGGTTGCATTGGATAATCTTCTGTCTTTTTCCTAATGTATTGGAAATTTCCTTGAGGAACAAGTTGTACAGGTCCAAATACATCTTCCTCTGTTAAAGGAGCCAGATCTGGTTCAACAAATGCATTTACTGCACAAACACCAAGTTTCACTAATGTTTCTTCAATATCTTCTTGTGTTATAGATACACTACATCCTTTACCTTCACTTGGATGATCTGTAGAATGCATTCCCGCAATACAACGTGACAATTGAGGATGATCTAACCATAAGACAGCTCCACAATCTCCTGATTGGGTGCCTGCAACATATTCGTAACGATCTCGTAAAGTGATGTAATACCTACAAGGAACACCTTTATCATCATTTAAAACTTGTTCTCCTTGGAAATCGATGATATTGTTTTCGAAGAAACGATTTCCTGTACGTCTCATGACATTAGTTGGTGTAACTGAACTACACGCCAATGTCACAGTTTGTTTAATATCTGTGGGAGTTGAACTTCTATGTCCTACATTACGTTGAACTACTAAATAGCCTCCCAAACCACTACTATTAATCTTGGCTAAATCTTCTCTTTTAACAAACTTCTTAATAATATTTGCACAGTTATGACCTGAAATTCCACTACCAGAAAGATGAACTATTACAGCATCTTTTTCCATATGAGCGGTATCATCGATAAAAACTGGTGCTATAATTCGCTTATAATTCTTCAAGTTCTTATATGTACATCTTATTTTATTAGCAGGTGCGTTTTTGGCTAATTCTAAATGCGTTGGAGCACGAGAAAAAGTAAAAATACAGTCATCAGTTAGAGTTTTCTTTCTAAGTTCATCATGTTGTAATCGTTGTACATAATGGTAAGGATGTAAAATAGCTCTATCATGTAAAAAAGTAACATTTCCAATAGATTTTCTATCTCCATTAATATCTGTATAATCCATCATATAAGTGTTGTGAGGTAATACATGAGAAATAGCATCTGTAGTTAATTGATGTGCTTGAACTGTTACCAAAACAGGGTGAATCAATTTTTCATCAAACTCTATAATAATTTCGTCATCATTTCCTTGCACGCTAACATTTTTATAATTGTTAATCAAATCTTCTTTCAATGCGGAGACGTTAAAACCTGCAGTAGCAACACGAGCTTTCAAATTGGTTTCTTTGGCTCTACTTCTAACACTATCATACTGGTTGTATTCTTGACCTCCCCCCTGTACTTCTACTGCTAAGTTATAAACTTCATAAATTGTAAAGATCTGATCAGGTGTTAAATTAAGTGTCCCACGCGAAATTTGAATAGGATTACTAGGTGATCCTGGTGCTCCAAATATTTTCTTCCACCATGGTAAGTGTTTAGTTTTCTCATGAATTTCTTGTTTAATTACCTTCTTTGCATGAAGAATTTCTTTTGGAGCAATAGCATCTGTGATCATTTCACACCCTTTATAAAAGGCACACACCATAGCTAACCAACCAACTAAACAACCACCAATCTTGAGAGTTTTCATTATGGGAGTACTTAACACTATTTGACGAATTTTATTATAACAATCTAATTGAAGTTGCCAAATTTTATCCCACTGTCGCTGTAGGACTTGAACGACTTTATCTTCCACTTCATGAACAGGTGTTGGAGGAGCATCAACCAGAATAGCTTCTATTAATTCTGCCTCAAAATCTTCTCCCCAGTGTTTTATTAACATTAAAACTAAGGGGTCATTTGGTTTATAAAGTTTATTGCGTACCACATAATTCAAATCATTCTCACGATTTACTAAAAATGAATTAGCATCTTTAAAATCATCATCATCATCTGCTGATTGAACATGAACTGTAATTTGACCCCTCTTAATATCTTCAAGAGAAGATGCATGAAAAGCACGCTGTTGTTTTAAAAGATTCTCACCTCTTTCTAAACGTTTGCGAATTGATTTCTCAACTTCTTCACACAACTCAGCCCATTCAATTGGTGGTCCACATGCCTCACCTGTACGAGGATCCATAGGTTCAAAATAATAAATATTATAATTAACAATTTGTGGAGTTCCATCAGCACAGCGTTTAACATCTGCAGGCTTAATAGAGTCAAATTGTGCTTTTGTTAAAAACTTTGTGGCATCTTTAAGGTCCCAAGTTATATTTGGGAATCTTTCGCGAACGATATCATCTGGAATATCATATTGAGCACGGTCTTTATCAACATAATGTTGATCATGAATTTGGGATTCTTTTAAGGTTTTAATTTCTTCATCCGACATAACCCTCCGATATTGTGGTTTAACACGCACTATATAAGGTAACTCAGATAAACGAGTTATTATGGCTTCAGGATAAGTCATACTTTTAATATAAGCTGTCATGTTAGGTACATTAGTTGTGCAAAAGATAAATTCAGATGTAAAGAATTTACCCTTATCATCCAAGTGTGCCATCTTTAATGGAAAAGGTTGACTATTTTTAGCACAAATAAGTTCTTGAAGTTCCTTATTAGGATTAGCTTCACTATCTTTACGAGCACCCAAATCATCAAACATAATAAATTGTTGTCCATGATAACCATCCCAATGTTCCATATCTGAATTTCGTGTATAAACATTTGCTGGAGAAGTACGCTCTGTTCCAGTGACTTCTGATATAACAGCACTTGCAAGTGCTTTAATTCCATCACACAGAGAGGTTTTCCCAACTCCACTTCTTCCATATAGTAACATTACTGTTGGTGGATTACGCATCTCTCCATTAAGTGCTTCAGTACTCATTTGGGCCACTTTCTTATCAATGCGCTGATTCCATTGTTGAATAATTAACATTGTAGGTCGATCTAAATATCTACTTAAAGCTATAAAGTCCACACCTTCATTATATTGCACCATTAAGTTTCGACGACGACGTTTTCTTTCATCAAAAGATATTTCATTACCATTCTCGTCAGGAACGTCACCAAAACCCGCTTTAAATAAACTTTCATTCTGTCGAATCCAAGTATTAATGCGAACTGACATAGTCCAATTATTTATTTTCCCATTACCAGCTTGAATACCCATTTTATGAGCAATTACTTCTGACATCCAAGACCAAAAATCTGAAATCTTATCAAAAAGAGTAAATAAAGAAGTTGCTCCTTTTTGATAGTTAAAAATTTTTCTAGATAAATCTTCAAGATCTTTAGTTGTAGGACTTGTTTTCACCGCATATACAAATAAACTAGTGAAAATAGTTGAAAAGAAAACTGAGGCACGTGAATCTTGTAAGATATTAGAAGCTAAGTCCATTTCGAACCCTTGAACACGTACATCAACATGAGGTAAACCTAAATATTGCCAAATAGTTTTACCATTTTCTAAAACACAATCTTTTATATTAGAAAAAACGTCAAAATAACTAACAGCGAAACCAAAGATTATAGTAGCCAATGTTCCCATTATTCCCATTTTCTGCAATGCAAACCAAATTAATAAAATCATTAAGATACCAAAAACTACTTTACGTGAAGCTGACACATTGGCATCAATTGAAGCGCACGTCAAATCCATTTGAGCTTCCATTTTAGCAAAAGTATTTCTAACAATATCTAGCAAATTAGCACAATTAGTTTTAATATCTGCAGCACATTCTTCTACAAAAATTCGATCAGGAATTTTAGCTACAAAAGCAGAGAAATCCTTAGCAAAGTTAGAGAAATTCTTAGGAATTTCACTACTGTAACCCAATATATCAAAGACGCCTTGAGCATTAACGGTCACCCTAAAATCTTTTGGACCGCCAACCTCGAGAAATCTACTCATAACAGGGCCAGGTTGAATTTCGATATCACCAGCCAACATCAGCAAACGTTGCATAATATCCCATTCACTTTGGACATTAACATCTTTAAAAATAGTATCATAAAACTTGATAGGCAAACGAAACGTTGCTCCAAACTTCAACTCATCCCAAACTATTTTAGATAAAAATTTGTAAAATTTAGTGTTAGTGTAATTAAACAACAAATCTTTATAATTATATTCAATGGGTGCAATTTCAGCATTCTTATAATCAATAATAAAATCACTCACAGTGTATAAATTACTCAAATAAAAATCTCCAAAAGCGGAGCACACAATTAAAAGTTCAATTTTGTCACTCATGGTTAAAACAATAAAACGTTTAATATTAAAAATATTTATTTATTCTTTTGTCTAATAATTGACAATAATTAATTTATTTTGTTTAGATAGTCTTAGAAAAGACTACTTGATAGTAGTTTTCCCTAGTCTCGAAGGACTGGATTCTTT